TCACTTATCGCAAACTTTTGTTGCCATTTTGTTGTCAAAGTAGGCATCAATGGACTTGTCGATCTCGACCATCCTGTCGTCCATCGTGTAGGCGTAGACCTGCTTGTACACCCAGTCGTCGGACCAGCCGTTTCGCTCCTGTGCGTATTTTGATTCCACGCCCAAGCGCACCATAATTGCGGCGTTAGCGTGGCGCAGATCGTGGAAGCGACAACGAGGAATGCCGGCGGCGTCGAGGCCGCGAATGAAGCGATTATAGAGCGTCTGGCCGGAGACTGGAACGATGTAGCCCTCGCTGCGTCCGGTGGCATTTATTAAATCCTGAATGTGGGCGGGGACAGAAATCCGGCGATCGCCGGAAAAGGTCTTCGGCGGCTTCACCTCGTCACCGTTCTCGCCGGAGACAATGGCGCGACAGATATGCAGCCGGCCTCCGGAGATATCCTCGAATCTGGCGCCGCGAATCTCCGACATACGCATCCCCATCCACAGCGCCATGAGAACGGGCAACTCCATGTCCGTGCCAGAGAATGCCGCGATGATCTTGCCGATCTCGGCGTCCTCGATCTTGCGCAGCTCTGCCTTCCGCTTCTGCGGAAGAATAACGGAGATCCTCGAATCTGGTGCAAACTGCTTCAGGACGGAAACAAGAAGTCCCTCGACGTTGCGGACATACTTCGGGCTTTTCCCGTTCTTTACCATTTTCCCGATCTCCCGCTGGATCTGCTCGGAGGTGATGGAGGAAACCGGCATCGTCATCAGGCTCGGAAAAGATGTCTTCTGGAGGCGCTTGTACTCCGCGGCGGTGGAGGGGGAGATCACGCCGTCTCGCGATTCAATGTACTTCCTATACGCCTCCTTCAAGGTCATGGTTAAAGCGGCTTTTTCGGGTGCCTTCAGGCCGTGCTTGATGGCCATGGCCTCGGCAATGGCCTCCTCCTTGGTCTCGCGTGTGATGGACACGTCCTGCCCGTTGACGCGGACGCGGCAGGCCCACGAGCCACTGGGTAGCTTCCGGGCTGTTGGCGTGTGGGCGGTGTTCTTGCTGCGCTGCTCCCGGACCTGGCGTGTGCCGCACCACTTGCAATAGACGCTGTCGGCATCGATCTCGCGGCCGCAGCCCTTATTTTTACAGAGCATACGATACCCCCTTTTTGTGCAAATCGGTGTCCGAGTTGGACACCAATCTGGGCAGCGTTACAGCACGGCCTGCGCGATGTAGCGGCCGATGGCTTTTATGTCACACTTGCCAGAGAAGTCAAAGTGAACTTTGCCGACGCCAGAGAAATAAAGCTCCAGCTCGCCGTCCAGATCCAGCGCGCCGGCAGTCTCCACAGAGAACACCGTGATCTTGCTATACGGCATGGACGTAAAGTCCTGCTTCTTGCCGGTAATGCCTTGCACGTTGCAGGAGATGATCCGCTTGTCGGTAAAAAGGACATAGTCGCGGATGGCCTGATAGTTGGCAATAACCTGCTCGCCGGGGATGAGAATATCCCGAATGGCTGCGGGAACTTCCCGGGATTGTTTGAGTTTAACGATGGCAGCGTTTTGGAAATCAATCATGTTTTGCCCCTTTCTGTGTTTTCTTCTGTATATTTTGTTGACAATCTCAGCAGGAGGCCGCACATGACGACTGCTGCTGCGACGACCAAAAGAATGAACAGCCACGCTCCACCGCTGAGGCCGGTGGTCCGTATAAATCCCGCATACGGTATGCGGGCGTCGATAACTATGTACGTAATTAGGCCAATCGCCAGCAAAGCACAGAGCACCATGGTGACATACAGGCACGATCTGAGCCGCCTGAGCTGCAATGTAAGCATCTCGTTGACCGCCTCCAACACCCGGACATCACCTTCTTTGTCGGAGAGCTTCAGCTCCATTTCATGGGTGTTTGCCTCAGCGGGGCGCGTGTCCGGCAGGACGATCAGCGCGTCCAGCGATATGCCCAGGGCGGCGCAGATGGCAGCTGCCTGCGGCAGGGTGATGTTCTGCAGGCCGGATTGCACCTTGCACACGGTGGAGTACGGAACGCCCGAGCGCTCAGCCAACTGATCGTTGCTCACGCCGGCCTTGGCTCGGGCGACGCGAATGGCATTGGGGTACGCAGAAATCTCATCGGATAGCTCATCAAGTGCGGACATGGTACGCCTCCTCATAAATCCAGTTTATGTCAAAATTGTCGGAATACGACAATCTTTTCACTTTCCGACAGCACTTTTCGCGCGGGATGCTGGACATTTTTGCCCTATCTGTTAGGCTTTAAGTATAAACAGAAAGGGGAAGAGTGATGGATGAAGAGCGAAGGGGCGAGATACTGGAGTTATTTGACGGCCTGGACAGCGACGGGCAAAGGGCTGCGCTGGAGGCCGCACGGAAAATCAAAAATGGAGAGGTGGCATAAAGCGGTGTCCAATTCGGACACCGCTTTATTTCTCCCGCTCGCGCTTTTGGCGGAGCATGAAGGCAAAGAGTTCGTTCTGCTGCTCGGCGGTCATGCCCTCCAGCAGGCGGGCAAATTCCTCCCGCACGGGATCGGGCGGCGCAGGATCCTCGCCCAGCAGGTCGCTGACGGTGCAGTCCAGGTACTGGGCCAGCATCTGAACCTTCGCCACGGACGGCGTTTGGCCCTTATTTATGTCTGTGATAAAACTTGTCCCTACGCCAGCCTCGCGGCAAGCCACTGTGGGCTTTACCCCTTTTGCGCGGCAACGATCTTTGATATTCTGCACAAAAAGTTCTCTGTCCATAGTGACCTCATACTATATGCGAATTATGCAAAGCTACGAAAAATAGGTAATTACCTAAAATTGCTTGACAATGAGTAATTACTCATTTATGATAAAGCTACACCAGCCGAGAGGCTGCGTGGTGCTCGTCTTACCCCCGGCGAGTATTCCTCCCAAGAGTATCATCGGACGAGGAAACGGGTGGTGTGTTTGGTTGCTGGCATGACTATCATACCACCCGTTTTCGCCGGGGTCAATATGAAATCTCATAAAGGTAGGTGAAAAGTGTGTCATTGAGAGAAATCCGGCGAAAGCGCGGCCTGACCCAGGCGCAGGTGGCGGACGCGGTGGAGGTAGATCAGTCCGCGGTGGCTAAGTGGGAGGCCGGCGACAGTACGCCGTTGAAGAAGTACAGGCCGAAGCTGTGTGCGCTGCTGGGCTGCACCGAGGCGGAGCTGCTGGCCGACGCTGCCAGCTAATTATACGAGAGAAGGGAGGGTGTTGTCCATGCCGAGGGACAACGGAAACATCTATCAGGCCGCCCGAAAAGCTGCCGGACTGACGCAGGAAGCGGCAGCGGAACGCTTGGCGGTAAGCGTGGAGAGCATGAGGGCCTACGAGACGGGCCTGCGGCTGCCGGGCGACGATGTGGTCACGCGGATGATGGCGGTCTATGACGCGCAGTATCTGGGGGCGCAGCATTTACAGTGCAAGCCCTGGCTGCTGCCTGAGTGCGTGATGATGGCGAAGCCTGAGCCGCTGCCGATGGCGGTGATCAAGTTAGTGCGGCGGGTCATGGCCTTCGCCGAGGCCCACCGCAGCGACCAGCTGATGGAGATCGCCGAGGACGGCGTCATCAGCGAGGGCGAGCGGGCTCTGTTCGACGAGATCACCACGGAGCTGGGAGACATCGTACAGGCGGCGCTGGCGCTGGAATACGCGAAGGAGGTGTGACCATGCCGAGGACGAAGCTGAGCGCGAAAACGGACGCGGCCAAGGACATGGCCATCCGCATCAAGTCGCAGGCCTATGCCATCCACGGCGGCCTGGATGGGGCGGCGAGGGCCGCGGGCATGAGCCGCAGTACGATCTACGCCCGCATCAAGGACCTGCCCAGCTGCTCCGGCAAGGAAATCGCGGCGCTGGCGAGGGTGACGCGCATCCCGGTAGACGAGCTGTTTGCCCTGTGGGCAAAGGCCTGCTGAGGGGAGGTGAAGTCATGGAGCTGTGGGTCATGGTCGTGCAATACGCTTGCGCGGCTGCCGGCGCGGCGGCGGTCGTCTGGATGGTGGACGGCTGCGGAAAAGGCGCAAAAAAAGAACGCCCCCGAGGTGGAGCTCGGAAGCGTTCGGCTGGTACAAGGCACAATGCCCTGTGAGAACAATACCAGTATAACAGATATTTTGACGTTCGCAAGGGGGCGAGAGAAATTTGGCAAAAAAAACTGAGCAACCGGCCTACTGGGCCGTGATCCCCGCCGACGTGCGCTACGATGACAAACTGCCGCCCAACGCCAAACTGCTGTACGGCGAGATCAGCGCTTTGTGCAACCGGGAGGGCTTCTGTTGGGCCGGCAACGAGTACTTCGCGGAGCTTTTCGGCTGGTCGGCAAAATCCGTGACGCGGCTGGTGTCCGCGCTCCGGGACGGAGGTTACATAGACACGGACATGGTGGCCTCTGGCGCGGGCACGACGCGGCGCATTTACGCCGGTGTGTACCCGGGGGGTCTCCGCAATTTTGCGGAGGGGGGGTCTCCGCAAAATTGTCCGGGGGTCTCCGCAAAATTGTCCATACCCCCACAATATAACAGGAATAATATAATTAATAATACCCCCCTTACCCCCCAGGGGGAAAAAGTGTGCAAAACACGTGTGCACAAGGATGCGCCGGAGTGGAAGCCGGAGCGGTTCGCGGGGCTGTGGGACTACTACCCCAGGAAGGGGCGGAAGAACAAACAGCGGGCTATCGCGGCATGGGACAAGCTGCAGCCCGATGACGCGCTGATTGACACCATGGCGCGGTCGCTGGCGAAACTGAAGGCCACGGAGGAGTGGCAGCGGGATATTGGCATCCCCCATGTGGCCACATGGCTGAACGGGGAGCGCTGGCACGATGCGGATGAGCTGGACGGCCCTGACGGGCCTGACGGCGGCGGAGAGGCGGTGTACGGATGGCAGTAGAGGCTGAGAACAGTCTGGCGGGCCGCCTGACCGCGGAGAACGCCGTCATCGGCGCGATGCTTATTGACGAGACTACCGTGTCGCCCATCCTGGCGGCGGTGAACGCCTCGGACATCTGCAACCCGGAAAACCGGAGGATCTTCCAGGCGGCGCGGGCGCTGATGTTGGACGGCCTGCCGGTAGACCCGGTCACGATCCGGGACAAGCTGGGTCAGGGCATTGAGGATCGGCTGATCCGGCTGATGGAGATCACGCCCACCAGCGCCAACTGGCGGGAGTACGCTGAGATCGTCCGCCAGCAGGCGGCACTGGAGCGCATCCGGGCTATCGCGGCGGAGCTGGCTGGAGCTGTCAATGTGGACGACTGCCGGGAGCGCATCGCGGCCTTGGGTGAGCTGATGGCCACCGGGCAGGGCGTGGATGCCTGGAGCATGAAGGACGCCTACCAGTACTTCATGGCCGCCCAGGGCAGCGAAGAGAAGCGGGAGTACATCGGCTATGGTATCCGGGAGCTGGATGAGGGTACGTACACCGAGCCGGGGGACGTGGTTGTCATCGGCGGTGAGCCCTCCAGTGGCAAAACGGCCTTTGCGCTGGCGCTGGCTTATCACATGGCCAAGACGCACAACGTGGGGTTCTTTTCCCTGGAGACGGGGCAGAAGAAGCTGACGGAGCGCCTGGTTTCCACGGTGCTGGGGCTGGACTTCAACACCATCAAGCGCCAGCAGCTGACGGAGAACGACTGGCAGATCGTGGCCGAGGGTGGCCAGGAGTTTACGGCGCGCCGACTCACGCTGCTGCGGGGCAGCGGCATGACCGCCACGCAGATCCAGGCGGTGAGCAAGGCCTACGGGTTCGACGTGATCTTCGTGGACTACGTCCAGCTGGTGAGGCCGGAGACTGACCCGCGGGCCGGATCGGTGCAGGCGGTGGCGGCGATCTCCATGTCGCTGCACACTTTCGCCCAGTCCAGTGGGACGCTGGTGGTGGAGCTGGCGCAGCTGGCTCGCCCGCAGAAGCAGGGAGGGTGGAAAGAGCCGACCATGCACGACCTGAAGGAGACGGGACAGCTGGAGCAGGACGCGGATATGGTGATGCTGCTCTATAAGCCAGGGTCGAAGGACCGCGTGCCGTGGCTGGACGAGCCTCTTGATCCAGCAAAGTCGCGGATACTCAAGATCGACAAACAGAAGGAGGGCCGCCTGGGCCGCTGGCCCATGTTCTTTGACGGTGCGCACCAGCGGTTCAGCGTGATGACCGGGCCGGACGGGCAGTCTGTCTTACGGCACTTCACCTCTGCCGGGAAAGCTCAAAAGACGAAGGCACGGGCGCAGTCGCCGGGGCAGATCGGGCTGCGTGAGATCAGTCCGCACGACCCGGAGTGCCCGTTCCCAGAAAAGGAGGAATGATGTGCAGATAGGCGACAAGGTGATGTTCGTCCCCTTTGTCCTGCGGTACGCGAAGGATACGGAGCTGAAAGCGCCCAGCGTGCCGGGGATCGTGGTGTGGATACATCCAGAAGGACGGTTCGCCGTCGTGGAACGGCGGACGGGATTTTACACGTACCGGGAGACCATCCCGTGCGGAAGAGTGAAGAGAAAAGAGGTACAAAACAGTGAGAACGATAGCAATCATGAACCTGAAGGGCGGCGTGGGAAAAACCGTAACCGCCCTCACTTTGGCCGACGCGCTGCGCCGCGCCGGGAAGACTTCCGTGATCGTTGACTGCGACGGGCAAATGAGCCTGACGCGGTTCTACTTCCCGGATCTGGATCCGGACAACACTGCCACGGTGGCCGACGTTCTGCTGGGCGATAGCGAGTCAGTGTGGAGCGACAGCACCATCCCGGTGGACGGCAAGGGCAAGGTGCAGCTGCTGCCCGGCAGCAGCTCCCTATACGCCCTGGACGTAAAGGCGCTGAGGAGCAGCATTCACAGCATTCACTCGCTGCGGGACTTCCGGGACGCGGCGGCCCAGGACGGCGTGGAGTATATGATCTTCGACTGCCCGCCGGGCTTTACGGCGGCCAGCTGCGCGGCACTGATGGCCGCCGATGAGGTGGTGATCCCCATGGTAGTGGATGGGTTCTCTGTCTGGGGCGTCAGCGATATGATCGCCCAGGTGAGCAGTATGCGCCAGGCCAACACGTCCATCAAGATCGCCGGCGTGTTGATCTGCCAGTGGCACAACAGCGAGGTGGTCCGGCAGGGCGAGGCACTGCTGCGCGGTTTGAGTCTGCCGGTGTTCACTACGGTGATACGCCGGACAGAGAAAGTGCCGGAGAGCACGTTCCTGCGGCAGCCTGTGAACGACTACAGTCCGCGCAGCGCCGCAGCGCAGGACTACCGGGCGTGGGTTTGGGAATATCTGCGCGAGGAGGTTCGGGACGATGGCTAAGAAGTTTGACATGGGCGATTTCGCCAAGACACTGGCGCAGCCGGTGTCCAATTCGGACGCCGGGCGGGAGCAGATCGAGTACATAGACGTGGATCTTCTGGACAGCGATCCGAATAACTTCTATCAGCTCAGCGACCTGGACGCACTGGCGGACAACATCGCCACCATTGGCCTGCAGCAGCCCATCCGGGTGCGCGACGGCGAGAACGGCCATGTGGTGATCGTGTCGGGCCATCGCCGGGCAGCTGCCATCCGCAAGTTGGTGGCCGAAGGGCGGGCCGACCTACGGGATGTGCCGTGCATCCGGGAGCAGGGTGATGTGTCCCCGGCTCTGCGGGAGCTGCGTCTGATCTATGCCAACAGCGCCACCCGGGATCTGAGCTCCGCGGAGATCTCCCGACAGGCTGAGAAAGTGCGGGAGCTGCTCTACCAGCTGAAGGAGGAGGGCTACGAATTTCCAGGCCGGATGCGGGATCATGTGGCTGAGGCGTGCAAGATCAGCAGGAGCAAGCTGGCGCGGCTGGACGTTATTCGGAAGAGTCTCGCGCCAGACATCTGCAAGGCATACTGGGATGGCCCTCAGACCAAGCGTATGAGCGAGGACACAGCCTATAATCTGGCCCGCTTGCCGGTGGCCATCCAACGGGAGGTAGTGGATGCATATCGCGGCCAGGCCACAGGCGACAGCGGGCTCAAATATCTGTACGCGGGCATGGTTGAGGCGGTGGCTAAGGATGTGGACGGGATCATCGGAAGTAAAGTCAAGTGCTCCGACGGCGGGCCGTGTACGCACAGAGATAGACGGATCGCCCACACTATCAAGGTGAAGATCAAAGATCGCTGGGCGTACTGTGGGTGTGTGCGCGGGTGCTGCGCGGGGTGTGGCGCGCTTCAAAGCTGCAAGTCGGTGTGCCCGAAGCTGCTCGGCAAGCAGAAAGAGCTAAAGGCTTCCGCAAAAGCGGAGAAACAGCAGGAAGCGGCAGAGAAAGAGGCTCGAGAGCGTCCGGCGATAGAGCGCGTTGACGCCATCTGGCAGAGGTTTGGAAGCCTGCGCCGTCAGGCGGGGCTGACTCCGAAGCAGTTCTTTGAGAAGATAGATTGCCCGTGGAGCAGTCTGTCCGGGAGGGCAGAGTCCTTCGAGACGGGGCATGAGAAGCTGACGCCGGAGACGGAGCTGCCTTTCGGGTATAACGTGCACCTGTCTGACATCGACCGGTGGCTGGCTGCGGCGGACGCGCTGGAGTGCAGCGTGGACTATCTGATGATGCGAACCAACGAGCCGCAAATGGTGGACGAGTTGGCCGCAGGGCCGAGGGCCTGCGCGGGTCAGACTTCATTTGCCGTATGGATGCCGGGCGGGACGACGCCGGCAGCGCCCTGCGACGCGGTGGCGGATTTTAAACTGGGCAGCGATGACAGTAGGGTCATTCGGATGACTTGTCACTGGGACGGCGAGGCGTTTCTGTTCAAAAAGGGGAAAGAGCCCATAAACACAGACGTGGTGCGGTGGCTGGCGCTGCCGGATGTGGAGGAGAATAGCGATGATTAAGTGTGAGCGTATCGGTAGGGAAATGACTATTGAAGTTGATGGTACTGTACAGCAGGTTGCAGCGGATTGCTGCGAAGTCATTTCTGCGATTTACAGGAAAGTTCCCTCCACAACAAGGGAACTATTTAAGGCGTGCGTGCTTATGGCTGTGACTCACGAAGAGTCTCCTATGTGGCGGCTCGATAGGCGCGAAGACTCCGTGACATTCTGCTCATCTAAAGATGAGCTTGCGCGGCAGATAGCGGAGCTGCGGCACAAGGGACGCTCTGAGGGGGGGCAGCAGCGTGACGAGAGTTGACTTGACAAAGGCGCAATGCGCCGAGCTGGCGAACTACCTGCGAGGCATCCTGAACAACGGCATGGGCGCGGGCAGCTTTGACAAGATAGAGATGCTGGTGCTGGCCCGCCGCGCCTTGGCGGCTGCAGAGGAGCTGCCGGAGGCATCTGTTCCTCCGATACCCCCTCCTGAGCCTGCAAAACCCGCACCGCCGTCTACCATTTCCCGGAGCGGTGCGGCGGAAGCGGCGGAGTTTAAGCGCCAGGCGCTGGCGAGGTTGGAGGCTTATCGCCGGACAGATGGCCTCACCAGCTTTACACCTTTGGCGGAGCTGTGTGATGAAGTGGATGGCAAAGCTGTCACCCCGGAGATGCTGGGCAGAATGCTGGGTCGGGAGAGGTTTCCGGTGTCGGTCTGGCGGGCGGTGGCCGCTGCGCTGGACAAGATGGAGCGGAAGAAAGGAGCGGATACGGATGATAAAGACGACTGATCTGGTGGCGGCGATGCGGTGCTCGTTTCAGGCGCCTACGTCTGCCCCACCCTGCACGGCGTGCGCCTATCGTGTGGTCGAGTCGCTTGATGGAGAGGAATACACGAGCTGCGACTGTGATCGAATGGGGATGGACGCCGCCGACAAGATCGAGGATCTGGTGGAGCGCTGCGCCCGGTATGCCGAGGAGATCGCGGTGCTGCGGCAAACGAATGAGGATCTGCGGGACACCGTACTGCGGCGGGATGCATAGATAAAAGAAATGAAGTAGGGCATGGCACGGCGGGCAAAGCCTGTGGCAGTGAAGGAGGATGACACATGATACACGTCAACCAGCCGCTGACAAAAGAAGCAGCAAGGAAACTGATGGCGCTGGACGTGCAGGACAAAGAGATGCTGACATACGAAAAGCTGGACGAGTGGTACACCGCATGGGGCGGACAGTGCTACGTCAGTTTCTCCGGCGGCAAGGACAGCACGGTGCTGGCGTATCTGGCGGCACGGTATCTGGCGAGTTTCAGGACGCCGCCGTGGGAGCTGAACTTGGTGTTTGTGAACACTGGGCTGGAGTACCCAGAGATACAGAAGTTCGTCAATGAGTACGCCGACTGGCTGCGGAGGGAGTTTCCCCGCGTGACCGTAAACCTTCGCCGTCTACGCCCGAAGATGAACATTCGACAGGTGGTGACGAAGTACGGGTACAGCGTCGTGAGCAAAGAGATAGCGGACACTGTATATCAGACGAGGAAAAATCCAAATTGTGTTCGAGCTAAAAAATTGCACGGCGAAATGCTTGATAAGGATGGGAACAAAAGCAGCTGGAACTGCGACAACTGGGCATTTCTGCTTGACGCACCGTTTCTCGTATCTTCCGAGTGCTGTCGGATCATGAAGAAAAGCCCAGCGCACAGGTACGAAAGTGCGGCAAAAGAAAAGACCATCGTTGCGACAATGGCTGAATAAAGTCTTTTGCGGATGCGAACATGGACGGCGACTGGCTGCAACGCCTTTGAGGGAAAGCGACCGAGGGGCAAGCCCATGAGCTTTTGGACGGAGCAAGACGTGCTTCGCTTCATCGTAGACCGCCAACTCCCCTACGCCAGCGTATACGGAGACATCGTGGCCAGCGACGGCGAGAACGACTACGGCGCGACGCTGATCGACTGCAAGCTACACTGCACGGGCTGCCAGAGGCAGGGGTGTATGTTTTGCGCGTTCGGGGCGCACCTCGAAAAGGGCGTCAACCGCTTTGAACGCATGAAACTGACGCACCCGAAGCACTACCAGTTCTGCATCGGCGGTGGTGCGTTCGACACGGATGGGCTGTGGAAGCCCACGAAAGACGGTCTCGGTTATGCGCGGGTGCTGGACTACATCGGAGTGAGGTATTGACATGGGTAAACAGCATTTGAGCAGGGACGACCGTATTTTTATGCGTGGCAAGCTGCAAGGCACACGAGAGAACATGGACATGGTGGCGATGGTGCTGATGGACAAATGCGGCTGGCACATTCAGGAGCAGACCGAGGACAGCCGGGACACGCAGAGCATCGCATATCTGTACGAGTGCTTGGAGAAGCTGGCAGAGGAGATAAACGAAGGCCGCATCAAGCGGAAGCACATCAAAAACGTGCTGAAGGACGAGTGCGGCGTTGTGTTTGGAGATTGAGAGGAACGACATGACAAGAGACGAGATCGTGACCGCGCTGCGGTGCTGCGGGAACTGCGATGTTAACGAGTGTAAGCCGTGCCCACTGCGTACTAACACAGAGTGCCACATCGCACTAACACACGCCGCCGCTGACCTGATCGAGAACCAGCAGCGGCACATCGAGGCACTGATGAAAGCCAACGACAGCCTGAAGGACGCCATTGCGCGGCGGGATAAGCAGATAGAGGACATGAAGCAGGGCATGGCACAGCTGGCAAAGGCTGTGGCGGTGAAGGAGGGAAACAATGGAACGACTGACTGTACCTGATGTGCGGGTGGATGAACACACTACCCGCAGGAGCATAATCGACGGGAACGCTGTGAGAGAACACGCGATGGAGATTTATTGGCGGCTAAAAGACTACGAGGATACGGGGCTGACGCCGGAACTCGTACAAGAAACGGCAGAATTGGCAGTGTGGGTACATGAGAACGGTCTTGATAAGATTAAAGAATGGATTAAGGCCGACAATGACGGTCGGCTGGTGGTGCTACCGTGCAAGGTGGGCGATATAGTGTGGGCGAATCTTGACGAGATGCGGCACACCCGCAAATGCGTGATAGAATTTGTGAACATTGGAAGCCGCGTTACGACCATTGTATTTTCTACAGTAGATGGATTAAGAGAACAGTATGGGGTCAACCCTATCTCATTCGGCAAGACGGTTTTCCTGACACGCGAGGCGGCGGGGAAAGCATTGGAGGCGATGGTTGATGGTTAAAGTGTTCTGTGATATGTGCGGGCGCGAGATTGACTACGAGGTTGACGGCGTAAATCTGGATTTCAATCACTATGGCGTTGTGAATTTTAAGACACCATTTTCTGCGGAGAAACAACTGTGCCTCTCCTGCGCGGCCAGAGTCTGCAACTTTGTGGAGAGCGGAGCAAGGGAAGAGGAGGACGAGCATGCGTGACGAAGATCTGTTGGCCGCGCTGCGGCGGCTAAAGGTAAAGACTGGGAGCATTGCTTGTCTGGGCTGTGGTTATGCGCATAACTGTTCTGTTCACGGCTGCCGCATCATGCGGGTCGCTGCTGAACGGCTGGAGCAAGTCACCAGCGCGGTGGGCCGGCAGGAAGTGATGATGTATAGGGATGGCGGCTAAGGTGAACCCGCGGCGGGTGCCGCGGACGCAGCGGGACGTGGACGCGGCCTATGACGCGGGCATCGCGGAAGGTCTAAACCGGGGCATCGAGCTGATGCTGTATGTGCTGATCGACAAGCACGCCGCGCCTATGGATGATGTGCAGCAGCTGGCCGCGGAGCTGAACCACGCTGCCGAGTGCGTGGCGGAGGGATATGTCGCCTGGTCAGACATCCGGCAGATGCTGAAGGAATACGACGTAGAGGTGGAATTGATATGATACTGAAACCTGATGATCGACCCGCTGCAGTTTTGCGGAAATACTTGGACACGTCCGGGGCAAGTATCCCGCCTGATGTGTACCGAGCAATATCGATCAGCATCGCATTGCTGGAGGAACGTGAACTGTTGGCGGAGGAGTCTGCATGATAGAGGGCAGCGGACGTTGGCTTTGCGTCCGTCAGAGAGCAGGGCCTCTTGTAAAAGAGCAGCGTGCTGTCCGGCCGCGGCTCAGTCAGTACGACAGCCCGTATGAGCGGGCGGAGAAAAATAAAATCCTCCGCCCGCCGCGGGACTCCGGCGTCTGCCGGACACGGATGGACAGGCTGGAGCTGCTGCTGGCGCTGTTTGGCTTCGACGGGTGGAGTTACACGCTGACCTTTGATGATGAGCATCTTCCGGACAGTTTTGGCGAGGTGCGCCTGCGATGGCGGCGGCTGCTCTATCAGCTGAAGAAGCACCACGACGGCGTGACGCCTGACTACGTGTACCTGATCGAGGGCCGTCACGGGGATCATCGGTATCATATGCACCTAACGGCGCGGTACAGCGATTTCCCTCCGGTGGTTATGGAGGATCTTTGGACACAGGGGTACATCACGAGGTCGCAGCCGCTTTTGTTGGGCAGCTTCGACTCGTACCGGCGCACGGCGAGATATTACTGCAAGGAACGCAGCGACGGTATCATTATCCCCATCGATGCTCGGACGTGGGTTGCCTCCAGGAGCTTGTCCCAGCAGCTCCCGCAGCCGGAATACTTTCGGTCGGATACGGGTCGGATTGACATCCCCGAGGATTGCCGCACCTGCGGGCGTTATACCGTAGACAATGGATTTGGGCATTATCAGTATGGCTGGTACATTGAGCAGGATCCGCTGCATCCGACGCTTGTCGAAGGCCATAGAATGCCGTCCCGCGGCGGGCTTGGTCAGTACTAAATAGTAAATGTAACTTGTGATATAGTTGAACAAATCACCAAAGGAGGAAAAAGTGTTGCGAACAAGTGCAGAACATGATACACTACCCGTAGGGACACACGGGTGGGTGACCTGCCCGAGGTGCCGACGCAATCATAGGCTGCTGCGTGTCGATGATGACACAACGGCCGACCGACTGCCGGTGTATTGCCGGACGTGCAAAACGGAGATCATCCTGCATATCGAACGAGGCCAGAGCGTTAAACGCCAGAGCCCATGAACGAGTACCACACGTTGGTGCTGTGTCATGGACTCTGGCGTTTTTGTTTTGCCGTGAGGTGATAGCCACGAGCCGGAGCGCCAGGTCCTGGCATGGAGGGTGTATGGGCATTTCTGACGGGCGCTTGGCTGCGCTCAGGGCGCTGCTGGACGGCGGCAACGAGCATGAGTTTTATTCCTGGCCTGAGTGGCGCGCACTACGGCGCGACGTTCTGAGGCTGGACAACCAAGAGTGCCAGGAGTGCAAACGGCGCGGCCGGTACGCGAAGGCGGTGATTGTCCACCACGTGCAGCATTTGCGCGACAGGCCTGATCTGGCCCTGTCCGTTTACGACGGAGAGCGGCGGCAGCTGGAGTCTGTGTGCAAAAGCTGCCACGAGGCGCTGCACCCGGAGAGCCAGCGGCAATATGCGCCTGGCGCACCGCCGTTGACGGCCGAGCGGTGGGATTGATACCCCCCCCTCAGAAAACGGCCTGCGTCCTCTGCTCGCTACTCGGGCGGGTCCAGGACAAAGCAGCGATTTCCGCGTCTGCGCGTCGCCGCGTGGCGCGCAGACGCAAGGATCTCCAGGCAATTTTGACAAATCTGCGGTTTTGCGGGGCAGGTGCGCTCCAGACATACTCTTTTCCTCTTCTTCTGGGGTGGGCGGCTTGTCCGCCCGTCCCGCAAAGCCGCAGACGTCGGTGCCCGAATTGGGCACAGGAGGTGGCCTTATGCGAATTGAAAATAGGCGGTTGGCGGAGCTGACGCCGTATTGCGCCAACGCCAAAAGGCACGACGCTGTGCAGGTGGCTAACGTGGCAGAGAGTATCCGGCAGTACGGATTCGTCCAGCCGGTCGTGGTCGACGCCGACGGGGTGATCGTCATCGGCCACTGCCGCGCCCTGGCGGCGGAGAAGCTGGGCATGGTTGAGGTTCCCTGCGTCTGCGTGGACAATCTGACGCCGGAGCAGGTGAACGCCCTGCGTCTTGTGGACAACAAGACCAACGAGAGTCCGTGGGATCTCGACCTGCTGGCCGCCGAGCTGCCGGAGCTGGACCTGTCGGCGTTTGATTTCGAGTGGGGGCTTCAGGCGCAATTAAACGATGAGGTCGTTGAAGATGACTATAGTCCCACTCCTCCCGCAGAGCCTCGGAGTAAGCGGGGCGAGATATACCAGCTGGGTCGACATCGCCTAATGTGCGGAGACAGCACGTCTCTGCAGGATGTACAAGCGCTCGTGGGGGGGGGCACAGGTGGATCTTCTGCTCACCGACCCCCCGTACAATGTCGACTATCAGGGCGCCGCCGGGAAGATGGCGAATGATAACATGAGCTCTGCAGCGTTTAGGAGCTTTCTCACCGCCGCTTTCTCCGCCGCAGCGAAGGTCATGAAACCTGCCGCACCGTTTTATGTCTGGCACGGCGAGTCTGAGGGCTACAACTTTCGCGGTGCATGCATAGACTCGGGACTGGTTCTGCACCAGTGCTTGATATGGGTAAAGTCTCAGCTTGTACTGGGTCGCTCTGACTTTCAACAGCGCCATGAGCCTTGCTTGTATGGTGAGCTCGAGTCAGACGACGAAGCGCAGCCGTGTCTGTACGGTTGGACAAAGGGCGGCAAGCACTACTTTTTCAAAAATAGGCGGCAGACGACCGTGTTGAATTTTGACAAGCTCGTAAAATCTGCGGAGCACCCGACGATGAAGCCGGTGAAGCTGTTTGACTATCAGATGCAGTGCTCCAGCAGGGAAGGCGATGCAGTGCTTGACTTGTTTGCTGGCAGCGGCACAACGATCATCGCAGCGGAGCAGAACGGGCGACGGGCTTACTGCATGGAGCTTGATCCTAAATACGTGGATGTCATCATTGACCGGTGGGAGAAGTTCACGGGCAGAAGGGCTGTGTGTTTGAGCGAAAAGGAGGTGTAATGATGGCGCATCAGCGGGAACTGGACCGTCGGCAATTTGAGAGCTTATGCGGTATGCAGTGCTCTGTGGAGGAGCTGTGCGGTTGGTTTGGCTGTGATGAGGCAGCTCTGAATACTTGGTGCGTGGACACCTACGGTGAGGACTTCCGGAGCGCGTTTGACCGGTTGGCTATGATGGGGCGCATTGCTCTGCGCCGCGACCAGGTCGCCGCAGCAAAGAAAAACGTGTCCATGGCGCGGCATCTGGAGGCGCAGCGGGCGGGTCATGACGCGCCTCCGCAGAAGCGGAAGAACTACCGCCTGACGGACGCCTATAAGGAACTCCGGCAGTCGATGCTGCAGAACCTGATCGAAAGGGATCTCGACGGCGATGTGTACCGGGACAAGGTGCAGGAGTATATGGACTTCTGGGTGAGGCGGCAGGAGCTGCGGGACGACATCGCCCGGCGCGGCCTGGCCGTCACGGACGACCGGGGGCGGCTGATGGAGAACCGCAGCGTGTCGCTGGAGATCCAGGTGTCCCGGCAGATGCTGGCGATTTTCTCCACCCTGGGCTTCAAGGAGGATGCGTTGGCTTCCGGCCAGCGGGACGATGACGATGAGCTGTGACATTCCGGTTGAGGTACTGCGGTACATCGAGCTGGTGGAGGCGGACACGCCTCGTGCCTGCCCGGAGCAGCACGCCTTGGCGTCGCTGATCCGCCGCGTGTTTGCCGAGGAGGATCTCCGGGTGGACACGGATCAGCTACGCCGGTATCTGAGCCTGCTGAGGTATTTCCCTTACGACCGGCTTTTCCCTTGGGAGGAATTCCTGCTGGCGCTGTGGGACTGCACATATCGGGCCGACGGCCAGCCCAGGTGGAAGAAACTGCTGTGTATGGTGGGGCGCGGCGCGGGCAAGGACGGCTTCATCGCGTTCGATGCTGCGTGTGCGCTGTCGCCCTATAACCCGGTGAAGCGCTACAACGTGGACGTGTGCGCCAACAACGAGGAGCAGGCGGTGACGCCGGTGAAAGATCTCTCGGACGTGCTGGAGTCTCCCAGATGGGAGGCGAAGCTCGGCAGGCACTACTACCACACCAAGGAGATGGTGCAGGGCCTGAAGAACAAAGGCATAATGAAGGGCCGCACCAACAACCCGAAGGGCCGGGACGGTATGCGCTCCGGCAAGGTGATCTTCAACGAAGTCCATGCCTATGAGAACTACAACAACTACAAGGTTTTTGTTACCGGCCTGGGTAAGGTGGCCCAGCCCCGCATCGGAATGTTTACCTCTAACGGTGATGTGTCGGACGGGCCGCTGGACGACTTTCTGGCGCAGGGGCGCAGGATCTTGTTTGAGGGTGAGGATGACGGCGGCTTCCTGCCGTTCATTTGCTGCCTGGAAAACCGGGAGCAGGTTCATGACCCGGAAAACTGGTACATGGCTAACCCATCCCTGGCGTACTCGCCGCACCTCCAGCAGGAAGTGGCGGACGAGTACAAGGACTGGTTGGAGCACCCGGAGCAGAACGGAGACTTTCTGACGAAGCGGATGGGCATCCGCGCCGGACAGCTGGAGATCAGCGTGACGGACTACGCCAAGGTGCAGGCCACCAACCGTCTGCTGCCGGAGCTGCGAGGCAAGTCCTGCGTGGCAGGCATCGACTACGCAGAGATCAGCGACTGGGCCAGCGTGAACCTGCACTTCCGCATCGGAGCGCAGCGGTTTGACATCAGCCACTCGTGGGTATGCCTGCAAAGCAAGACCCTGCACCGGGTGGTCGCGCCCTGGCGGGCGTGGGCTGAGGCGGGGCATCTGACGGTGGTGGATGATGTGAGCATCGACCCAAAGCTCCTGGCGGGCTATCTGCTGGAGATGGGGCGGCGCTACAACATCGTGAAGCTGGCTATGGATCACTTCCGCTGGACGCTTGTTGGAGACGCGATGCGGGCGATTGGCTTTGACGCCAAGGACAAGACGCGGGTAAAACTGGTGCGGCCCAGCGACATTATGCAGGTTGACCCGGTGATCCAGGAATGCTTTGACCGGGATCTGTTCACCTGGGGCGACAACCCGCCTCTGCGCTGGGCGGTGAACAACACAAAGAGAGTTCGCAGCGGCCGCAAGGCCGGTACGGATACAGGCAATTTTTACTACGCCAAAATTGAACCGAAGAGCCGGAAAACGGACCCGTTCATGGCTCTGGCGGCATCTATGACCGAAGAGCCGGTGCTGGGCACGGGTGAACCGGTAAAGCTGCCGCCCATCGGCGCGATCAGGCTATGAGGAGGTGTGCATGGGTATCAAATTTTGGGATTGGCTTGCCGGCGGAAAGGCCCGCTCCCCCACCACGGTGGAGGTATCGTGCCGGGAGCTGCTGGCAGCGGCGCAGGAGTTCCAGCTGCGGGACATGAGCTTCTGGATTTGCGCGAATATGATCGCCAATGCCGTGGGGCGGTGCGAGTTTCGTACCTTCCGGGATAGCAAAGAAATTCGGGAGCGCGAACATTACCTGTGGAACGTCGAGCCGAATGCCAACCAGAACTCTACGGCGTTTTTGCACAAGCTGGTGGCCAAGCTGCTGGTGGACAATGAGGCCCTGGTGATCAGCACCCGGCAGCGGGAGGGCTACGACGCCCTGGTGGTGGCGGATGCCTGGCTGCAGAACGGAGTCTATCCCAGCCGACAGAACGAGTACATCAACGTCCAGGTGGGCGACGTCAGCTATGAGAAGACGTTTCGGGAGCGGGAAGTGCTGCACCTCAAACTGAACCACATCAACGTCAAGCCTGTGCTGGACGGGCTGTACGGTGCGTACTGGCGGCTCATCAGCGCGGCTATGAAGCGTTACGAGTGGGACAAGGGCCAGCACTGGAAGGTTCACGTGAGTCAGCTGGCCTCCGGCGCGGAGGATTTCACGGAGAACTTCTCCCGCATGATCGAGCAGCAAGTAAAGACGTTCCTGGATTCCAACGGCGCGATCCTGCCGGAGTTCGACGGCTACGCCTATACGAACGAGGGCGGTAAGGCCAACGTGGAGCTGGCAGACATCCAGGCGCAGATGAAGGATGTGCTTGGCTTTACGGCAAAGGCCCTGCAAATCCCCGCCGTGCTTGTGGACGGCAGCATCCAGGGGACAGAAGACGCCCAGGGGCGCTTCTTGACCGGCTGCATCGACCCCATCTGTGATCAGCTGCAGGAGGAGATCAACCGCAAGCGCTACGGCTATGACCGAATGCGGGCGGGCGACTATCTCCGAGTCGATACCAGCTCTATTCGGCACTTTGATATGTTCGCCAACGCGGCGAACGTGGAGAAGCTGGTGGGTTCGGGTGCGTTCACCATTAACGATGTCCTCCGCTCGGCGGGGCTGCCGACCATCCCTGAACCCTGGGCGGATGAGCACTACATGACCAAAAACATTGCCGCGCTTGGCGCGGAGACCACCGCCCTGGGCGGCGCGGAAGGAGGCAACGGATGAAAGACAGACTTTGGGAGCTGAAACAGGCAGCCGACGGCGGCGGGCTGGAGCTCTACATTTACGGCGACGTAGAGAGCATGACGCTGGACATGGAGAACTGGCGTTACGTCCAAAGCGAGAACAGCGCCCAGCATTTCCGGGAGGAGCTGGCTAAGTACCCGAACGCGGAGCGCATCGACATCTACATCAACAGCTACGGCGGAGATGTGTTTGAGGGCACGGCCATCTACAACCAGCTGAAGCGCCACCCGGCGCGGAAGGTGGTACACGTGGACGGCTTTGCCTGCTCCATCGCGTCGGTGATCGCCATGGCGGGCGACGAGGTAATTATGCCGCGAAACACGCTGATGATGATCCACAATATGTGGATGTTCGCCTGCGGCAACGCCGCGGAGCTGCGGAAGGCGGCGGACGACCTGGACGTGATCAACACCGCGGGCCGTCAAGCCTACCTGCAAAAGGCGGGCGACAAGCTGCCGGAGGATGAGCTGGTTCGGATGATGGACGCGGAGACGTGGCTGACCGCAGAGCGGTGCGTAGAGCTGGGCCTCGCAGACCGGCTGGCGGACGAGGACGCCGACATGAGCGGCGCGGCGGCGATCTTGCAGAAGGTCAACGCCGGAATGGAGCAGCGTCTCCAGTATCAGAAGACCCTGGCCGCGCAGCTGCGCGACATGGCCGCAGCTCCTGCACCGGGCGCGACCCCTAACGTAGACCCGCAGGGCGTAGGAAGCCCTGAAAAAAACAAAGTCCTCAGCTTGTTTGCCTGAGGCGCGAAAGGAGAACGATGATGAACAACAACGACATTCGCAGCCGCGAGGAGCTGCGGCAGCTGCTTCAGCAGGCGGCTGCATCCGGCGACACCCAGGCGTTCCATTCTGCGCTGGACGAGATGATGCAGCGCATCGGTCTGGACCTGCGCGAGGAATATGACCAGCGCTTTCAGGCGCTGCAGCAGGAGCTGGACTCCCGCATCCTGGCCCAGCGGGGCGTGCATCAGCTGACCGCTGAGGAGCGGACCTACTACCAGAAGCTGGGTGCGGCCATGAAGTCCTCCAACCCCCAGCAGGCAGTGACCGGCCTGGACGTGGCGCTGCCGACGACAGTGATCGACTCCGTGTTCAATGAGCTGCAGACGGCGCATCCGCTGCTGAGCCGCATCAACTTCCGGGCCACCGGCGGCGCTGTGGAGATCATGGTGAACACCAACGGCTACGAGGAAGCCGTGTGGGGCGAGCTGTGTGACGACATTGTCAAGGAGCTGACCGCGGGCATCAAGAAGATCCCCGCCATGCTTCTGAAGTTGTCCGCGTTCCTGCCGGTGTGCAAGGCCATGCTGGACCTCGGTCCGGGGTGGCTGGACAACTTCGTCCGGCAGACTCTGTACGAGGCGCTGAGCAACGGCATGGAGGCCGGGTTCGTGACCGGCGACGGCAACAAGAAGCCTATCGGCATGGATCGCCAGGTGGGCGACAACGTGGTCGTGACCGGCGGCGTGTACCCGGAGAAGGCCGCCGTAAAGATTACCGACCTGTCTCCCGCCACCGTGGGCAATCTGCTGTCCATCATGGCGGCTGACCCCAACGGCAAGTCTCGCCGCGTCCGGGATGTGATCTTCCTGGTCAATCCCCAGGACTATCTGCAGAAGATTATGCCGGCCACCACGCTGAAAGCGCCTGACGGCACGTACCGCAATGATGTGATGCCCTACCCTATGGACGTGATCCAGACGGCGTCGCTGCCTCGCGGCAAGGCCATTATGGGCATCGCGTATCGCTACCTGGCGCTGGCCGGCACGTCCCCCGAGGGCCGCATCGAGTACAGCGACCACTACCGTTTCCTGGAGGATGAGCGCGTTTACCTGATCAAGGCCTACGCCAACGGTATGCCTCTGGACAACAACGCCTTCCTGGTGCTGGACATCTCCGATATCCGGCCCGCTGTCTACGAGGTGACGCAGGTGACCGCGCCCACCCCGTCCAATGACGCTACGCTGAGCGCGCTGTCCATTGGCTCTTTGGCGCTGACGCCCGCCTTTGCCAAGGCTACCGTTAGCTACACCGCGACCACCACCAACGCTACCAACACCATCACCGCTGTGCCCTCTGACGCGGCCGCGGCCCTCAAGGTGACCGTGAACGACGTGGAGATCGACAACGGTACGGCGGCGACCTGGCAGACCGGCAGCAACACCGTGAAGGTGATGGTGACTGCCCCCGACGGCGAAGCCACCAAGACCTACACGGTCACCGTCACCAAGTCCTGACGTGGCGGGCGCGGTGAGCGCCGCGCTTTTGAAGGCCGTCAAGCTCTGGTGCAATATTACCTGGAGCGATGAGGCTACGGACACCAAGGTGTCCGACCTCATCGCTTCCGGGGAGGCCTACATTGACGGCAAGCTGGGCGCGGCGGGAGACTACGACGCTCCCGGAGAGCCGCTGACGCTGCTGAAGGAATATGTCCGATACGGTCTGAGCGACGCGCTGGACGTGTTCGAGACGAACTACCTTAACCGGCTGCTGGCCATGCAGCATGAGAGGCGGGTGTCAGAGTATGCGGCAGGCACCGTTTAGGCCGGACGACCGGCAGATCACCCAGCCCTACCGGGACGGTGTGGTGAGGATCTACACCGTCACCGATGCGGCCCAGCCCGGATACCAGCCCCGGCCCGCGCTGACGCTGCTGGAGACGCTGTTTTACCAGGAGCGGCGGGTGGGTCTGCAACGATACTACTCCGGCAAACAGGCGCAGGTGCAGGTGGAGCGAGTGATCCGAACGCAGCTCCGCCCTGGCGTCAGCCCCCAGTGCGTGGCCATCACGGAGGACGGCGTGCAGTACGGTATCGATTTGGTGCAGCAGGTGACGGACGCGTATCCTGCGTCCATGGATCTGACGCTGACCAAGATCGAGCAGAAATACGAGGTGTCTGATGGGTGACAAGATAGCTGTGTCCAATTCGGACACCGGCGCAACGCCGCTGTGGGCGCAGCGGGTCATCGCGGCGCATCTGGCTGTGACGGATGCCGTGAGCCACGGCGGACGGCTGCAATCCGACCGCTACCTGGTGTGGCAGGAGGACGGTGCAAACGACTTCGAGGCGGGCGGTGTTCACGCGGAGAAAGCTGTCACCGGCTCTACGGACCTGTTCACGAAGCAGGAATTTGACCCCTGGCGGGATGAGCTGGAAGCGGCCTTTGATGCCGCAGGGCTCGTCTGGACGCTGAATAGCTGCCAGTTTGAGGAAGAGACCGGCTTCTGGCACTACGAGTGGGATTGGGAGGTGTTTGCCTGATGGCTACGTTCCAGTTTGGCGGCATCGACACCTACATCAAACAGCTGAACAAGCTGCAGGTTGCCACCAAGGACGACGTGATCGGCAAGACGGTCTACGCCGGTGCGGCAGTAGTGGCCGACGCAGTCAAGGACGCTATCCGGGCGCTGCCGGTGGGCAGCGGCCATGCGGCGCAAGGCGAGCTGGTGGACACGGTGACGCTGCCGCAGAAGGAGGGTCTGCTGGACGGCTTCGGCATTAGCCGGATGAAGGACGACGATGGCTTTGTCAACGTCAAGCTGGGCTTCGCCGGGTACAACGCGACCCGGACGGACAAGTATCCCCAGGGCCAGCCTAACGCCCTGATCGCCCGTGCCGTCAACAGCGGCACGACCTTCCGCAAAAAGACACGGTTTGTGGACAAGGCGGTGAGCACCAGCAAGAAAGCCGCTGAAGCGGCTATGGACGCGGCGTGCAGCCGCGAGATCGAAAAGATCATGAAATAGGAGGTACTGCTATGAGTGCAGCAGGAAAGGTCTGTACGGGCTTCAGTATGCCCTACGTGGCTAAATATTCCAATGTCGGCAACGTGGTCACTTACAGCGGCGTAATGCAGCTGGCCCGAGGCGTCAGCGTGTCGCTGTCCCTGGACACCACGGACGACAACATTTTCCACGCGGACAACGTGTCCGCAGAGACCGCAGCGGCCATTTTTACCGGCGGCACTGCCACGCTGACGGTGGACGGCCTTCTGGCCGCAGCGGAGAAGTTTATTCTGGGCTTGCCGGAGACCACCAAGGTCATGTCCGGCGGAGAGCAGGTAGATGTCTCCCACTACGGCGACGGCATGGAGATCCCCTACGTAGGCATCGGGTTTGTGGTGCGCTATCAGAGCGCCGGTGTGGTCACCTACGCGCCGGTGGTGCTGGCCAAGGCCCGCTTCCAACAGCCCGGCCTGGACGCCGCCACGCAGGAGGAGAGTATCGATTGGCAGACGCAGGAGCTGACCGCCACGCTGATGCGGGACGACACCGCCAGCCACGACTGGAAGCTGGTGGGCGCGGACCAATCCACCGAGGAAGCTGCCGTGGAGGTCCTGAAGGCCATCCTGGGCGGCGCTGCGTAAGGAGGCCACCATGCAGGTACACGGCAGAGAAGTAGGCTTCCGCTTCACGGTGGGCGCGTCCGCCAAGATCTCCGACTTGTGCCCGGACGGCGACATCAGCCGCCTAGGCGAAGTGTTGGAGGGACAGTATGGCAGAGTGGCGCGGGACTCGGCGGCGATCATCGCCGCTCTGAGCGAGGGCTACGAGCAGGCGCTCGCCTTTGAGACTCCTGGCCACAGGGCTCAGCCCCTTACCGTGGAGGAGATCATGACCTTGCGAATGAGCGAGTTTAGTGAGTTGCAGGCGGCAGCGCTGGCGGCCTGGTTGGAGGACAGCAAGCCCACAGTGGAGGTCGAGCCCGCAAAAAAAGAGGGCGGCAAGGCGCGGAAGTCCAGCTGAACCTTGCCTGGCTACTGTTTTACGGGCGGAAGCTGAATATGAGGAGGCAGGAGATCATGTGCACACGATACGGTGAAATGCTGGACATGATCGCCTGCCTTGCCATATACAACGGCGCGAAAGCTAAAAAGAAACAGAAACACTGGACATTCGACGCGGCTATGAAGGTGAGGTGATGAGATGGCTGTTAATATCGGGCCGAGGATCGGCGTAGATGGTGAGCGGGAATACCGAAACCAAATCAACCAGATCATCCAGCAGTCCAAGACGCTGGAGAGTCAGATGAAACTGGTGGCGTCGCAGTTCACAGCCACCACGTCGGCGGAGGAGAAGACCGCCAAGACGGCGGCGGTGCTGACGAAGCAGATCGACACCCAGCGGGAGCGGGTGAAGCTGCTGGCGGAGCAGACCGGCAAGGCTGCCGCCAAATACGGCGAAGCTGACAGCCGCACGCAGAAGTGGCAGCAGGCTCTGAACGAGGCGCAGGCGTCGCTGAACGAGATGCAGAACAAGCTGCGGGACACTGCGTCTGAAATGCGGGACATGGATGACGCGATGGCCGACGGCACAAAGAAGGCGCTGTCCTTCGGCGACGTGCTGAAGGCCAACCTGGCATCTGACGCCATCGTCTCCGGTGTTAAGGCTATGGCCTCCGCCATTAAAGAGGCCGGGGCGGCGCTCATTGACCTGGGCAAGCAGTCCATCCAGGGCTTTGCTGAGCAGGAGCAGCTTATCGGAGGCGTGGACACGCTGTTTAAGGAAAATTCCGCGCAGGTGCAGCAGTACGCCAATGAAGCCTATAAAACAGCCGGCTTGAGCGCCAACCAGTACATGGAAACTGTCACCAGCTTTTCGGCGTCGCTGCTGCAGTCACTGGGCGGAGACACTAAGGCGGCGGCCGAAAAGGCTGACCAGGCCATCACGGATATGTCCGACAACGCCAATAAGATGGGCACGGATATGCAGAGCATCCAAAATGCCTATCAGGGCTTTGCCAAGGCAAACTATACCATGCTGGACAACCTGAAGCTGGGCTATGGCGGTACGAAGGAGGAAATGCAGCGTTTGCTGACCGATGCGGAGAAGCTCTCCGGCATCAAATACGACCTTTCCAGCTATGCCGACATCGTAGATGCTATCCATGTGGTGCAGACAGAGATGGGGATCACCGGTACGACGGCGGCGGAGGCAGCAACAACTATTGAGGGCAGCGCGAACGCTATGAAGTCGGCGTGGAGCAACCTCATCACGGGCATGAGCAATGAAAATTTGGATCTTGGCAAACTTGTGCAGAATGTGATCGACAGCGTCAAGTCCTTCGCGGACAACCTGATTCCGCGTTTGCAGATTATGCTGCCGCGCTTCGTTCAGGGCCTCACGCAGTTGATCTCCAACATGATCCCCTATGTAGCGCCAGCGCTGGAGCTTCTCCTTCCGCCGCTTGTAGAAGGGCTTGGCGGGCTGGTGTCCGGCATCGTGCAGGCGCTGCCTGCGGCTGTGGAAGCGATCTCCGCCGTAATACCTATGCTCGTGCAGCAGCTGACCATGCTGCTGCCGCAGATCATCTCTGCCGGTGTTGAGATCATCGCCGCGCTGGCGTCCGGCATTGGCGATAACCTTCCGGCACTAATCCCCGCGGCGGTGGATGCCATTATCGAGGTCGCCAGCGGGCTGGTGGCCAATGTGGACAAGATTATCATCGCAGCCGGGCAGCTGATCGGCGGTCTGACGCAGGGCCTGATTGAGGCCATACCTCATCTGGTGTACCGGCTGCCGGAGATCATCCTGGCGATCACTTCGGGTCTGCTGAAGGGCATGGCTTCTATCGGTATGGTAGGTCAGCAGTTGGTGGAAGGCTTGTTTAACGGCATCGCCAACGCAGCCTCCTGGCTCTACGAGAAGATCAAGGGGTGGGCAGGAGACGTGCTGGATTGGATCAAGGGATTTTTTGGAATCCATTCCCCCTCCAAGGTCTTCGCCGACGAAGTCGGCAAGTTCATCCCACCCGGCATCACGCTGGGCGTGGAGCAGGCCATGCCCAGGGCTATGCGGGACATGGGCGCACAGTTGAGTGCGCTGTCCGCCATCCCCATGCCCAGCAGCACCACGACTAATCTGGGCGGCGTCAATATCGTAGTGTACGGTGCACAGGGGCAGGATGTGAGCGAGCTGGCCGACATCGTCATGGCCCGGATGCAGAGTGCGGTGGAACGCAGAGAGGCGGTGTTCGCATGATCTACTGGGCCGGAAGATCTTCCGACGATGTCCACGTGATCGTGGAGCGCTACCCCTCCGTGACGCTTGCCGGGCGGAAGCTGGACACGCAGGCCGTGCCCGGCCGGAACGGCGACCTGCTCTTTGAACAGAACGCCTATCAGAACTACATCCAGGCCTACGAGGTATACATGAGCGCCGAGCGCATCCGGCTGCCCCGCGCGATGCGGGAGGTGGCCAACTGGCTGTGCGGGCCATCTGGCTATCAGAAACTGGAGGACGATTACGACGTAGAGACGTACCGGCGGGCGTATTTCGCCGGGCCGTTGGACGTGGAGAGCATCATGCACCGGTTCGGCAGGGCGACCATTGAGTTCAGCTGCCAGCCGCAGCGCTTTCTGCGCGCCGGCGATCAGACGGTGGAGCTGTCGCAGGGCAAAACGTTGCTGAACCCCACAGCATTCACGGCGCTGCCGCTGATCACCGTTGCTGGCACGGGCGCAGGTACGCTGACGGTGGGAGATGTGACCGTGACCATCAACAGTATGCCGAGGGGCATCGTTGTGCTCGACTCGGACACGCAGAACGCCTACTACGGCGCGTTTAACTTGAATAGCACTGTCTCCGCGCCAGAATTTCCCACGCTGCCGGCCGGAGAAAGCCCCGTCCGATGGACGGGCGGTATCACGAGCGTAAAGATCAAGCCGAGGTGGTGGACGCTATGAAACCTATTTTGTATGACGCGGGCCGTACCAGCTTTAATGACAACGGCCTGGGCATTCTGGCGGATGCCATCTCCTGCAAGGTGACGCAGGAGCTGAACGGGCAGTTTGAACTGGAGATGCGCTACCCTGTGGAAGGCGTCCACTACGGCGAGATCGCGCTGCGATCTATCCTGCGGGCAACGGCGAGCCCTGATACAGACCTGCAGCCCTTCCGAATCTACCGGATCACGCCTGCCATGGGCGGCGTGGCCACGATCTATGCCCGCCACGTGGCCTATGACCTGGGAGGGTATGTGGTCGCCCCCTTTACTGCGGCGGACGCACCGGCCGCGATGGCGGGCATCAAAAGCCATGCGCTGCCGGCAGGTATGCCCTTTACGCTGGCCACGGACAAGACTACCGTGGCCACCATGAGCGTGACAGTGCCCAGCAGCGCCTGGGCGCTGCTGGGTGGTCAGCAGGGCAGCCTGTTAGACGTCTACGGTGGCGAGTACGAGTTTGACGGCTGGACGGTGCGCCTGCTGGTGCGCCGCGGCGCAGATCGCGGTGTGTCCGTGCGGTATGGCAAGAACCTGACGGATCTGACCCAGGATGCCAACTGTGCAAACTGCTACACCGGCGTCGTGCCGTACTGGCGAGGGGGTGACGTCACTGTGACAGCTGCCCCTGTGTACGCTGAAGGAAATTACGGCTACACGAGGCTCATGCCGTTGGATATCTCTTCCAGCTTTGAGGACCAGCCTACGGATGCGCAGCTGCGCACCGAGGGCGCGGACTACATCCAGCGAAACCGGATCGGCATCCCTGCGGTGAGTTGGGACGTAAAACTGGCTCTGCTGTCCCAGGCGTCAGGCTACGAGGACGTGGCATTCCTGGAGCAGATCTATCTGGGCGATACCGTGGGTGTCTATTTCCAGCGCCTGGGCGTGGACGCCAAGGCGCGAGTGAACAAGATCGTGTGGGACTGCCTGCTTGAGCGCTACGACAGCGTGGCGCTTGGCAATGTCAAGGCCAATATTGCAGCCACTATCGCCGGACAGCAGCAACAGATCGACGCCAAGCCCTCCGTCTCTATGGTGGAGAAGATCTCCGCCAACTTGGCGGCGGCGATCATGGGCGCAAAGGGCGGCTCAGTTCGCCTCCTGGATACGGACAACGACGGAGTGCCCGATGAGCTATATGTCGCAGACGATCCAGATCCGACCAAGGCCAAGAAGGTGTGGCGGATGAATTACATGGGGCTGGCCGCCAGCCAGAGCGGCTACAACGGGCCGTTTGTTCTGGGCGCTACTATTGCCGGCGAGATCCAGGCGTGGATGATCACGGCGGCTCACCTGATTGCCGGGACTATTTCCAGCGAGCAGGGCAACTTCTTCATCAATCTGGACGGAGGCACGATAGACACCTCCGCTCAGGGCGCTACGTATTCTACCAGCGACTACACGCAGGCGGATCAGGCGCGAGTGAATGCAATCATTCTTGGTACGGTCGAGCCTACGCTGGCGGACTACGAGAAGCTGGACATCAATGGTGACGGCCATATTGGGCCGACGGATCAGGTGCAGATCGCGCAGATCCTGGCCGGCACGAGAACGGTCAACTTCACCACAAACTGGCGGCTGCGTATCGATCCCGCGGATGGAGACAATCTGCTGAAAATCTATCGGGTGTACCACGACAACCTCACCGCCGTCGATACTGAGAACATTGTCCTCTCCGTCGGCTTTGCCAACGTAAAGGCGAACTCCGTGGAGACAACCAACGTCACCGCCACCGGCACGGTGAAGGGCGGCAGCGGCGATTTTGGAGCGCTGACGGTAAACGGGCAGGCCGTGACGCCTTTTGAGGAAAAGATCATGGGATACGTGGTCTATGCGGCCGGTAGCAGCGGTGCGAAGGCAAGCTGCTTCATTCCTGCCGGCTATGCGGGAACGTACCAGTGTTCCTCTGACGACTGGTACTGTACGTTTGAATTTGACGGAGCTGGAACGGCAACAAAGACGGGCGGCGGCGGGAGCATCACCGACACCGTGCCTGTTTACAACAGTTAAGGAGGTATTGGCGTGAATGTAAATCAAAATGTTTCCCTCAACCTGACGGCGGACGGAATTCCGCCTCGTCTGCACATGGTCCAGGGAGACAGTAATACCCGCACCATCGTAGCCTCTCTCTGGGACGACAGCCAACCCTACAACGTGCCAGCTTCTGCGGCGGTCATGATGCGCTTCCGGAAGCCTGACGGCACGGGTGGACTATACGATGTCACCGAGGGCGGCGCGAAGATCTCCGTATCCGGCAATGTCGTCACCATCCCTGTGGCGACCCAGTTGCTCACTGCCGCCGGCGTCGTGTTCGCGCAGGTGGACGTCTACGGCGCAGCGACTGGAGCTGCAGCTGAAAAACTGGCCACGTTCCGATTTGCAATCGAGGTCGCACCCAGCGTATACCCGGACGCACCTATCATCTCCAGTGATTACTACAACATTCTGACGGCTAAAGTTGCGGAGGCGGTCGCGGCTGCCGACCGAGCAGAGCAGGCGACCGTACATACGCCCACCATCGGCAGCAATGGGAACTGGTATGTATGGGATCAGGCTGCCGGCAAGTATGTCGATAGCGGCGTATCGGCACAGCAAGGCCCGAAGGGCGACAAGGGCGACCCTGGTGCGACCGGAGAGCGCGGGACGGGCTGGTGGGAGACCACTGCCAGCACGCCGCAGAGCGGCGCGGCCTCGTCAATGTCTACGCTCTATGCCGCATACAAGGTGGGCGACTTCCTGATCAATCCGTCTCTCGGTTATGTCTACGAGGTCACGAACGTCACCGTCAGCGGCAACACCAGCAGCATTCAGTACGAGTATAAGGGGTCGCTAAAAGGCCCCCAGGGAGACACCGGTGCGATTGGCCCGCAAGGCCCGCAAGGTGAGCAGGGCGCGCAGGGCGTGCAGGGCATTCAAGGCCCGAAGGGCGACACCGGCGCGACCGGCCCGCAGGGTGAAAAAGGTATCCAGGGCGCAAGGGGCGAGAAGGGTGAACCGGGAGCTACCGGTCCGCAAGGCCCGAAGGGCGACAAGGGCGACCCTGGTGCGACCGGAGAGCGCGGGACGGGCTGGTGGGAGACCACTGCCAGCACGCCGCAGAGCGGCGCGGCCTCGTCAATGTCTACGCTCTATGCCGCATACAAGGTGGGCGACTTCCTGATCAATCCGTCTCTCGGTTATGTCTACGAGGTCACGAACGTCACCGTCAGCGGCAACACCAGCAGCATTCAGTACGAGTATAAGGGGTCGCTAAAAGGCCCCCAGGGAGACACCGGTCCGATTGGCCCGCAAGGCCCGCAAGGTGAGCAGGGCGCGCAGGGTGAGCAGGGCATTCAAGGCCCGAAGGGCGACGCCGGCGCGACCGGCCCGCAGGGTGAACAAGGTATCCAAGGCGCAAGGGGCGAGAAGGGTGACCCGGGAGCTACCGGTCCGATTGGCCCGCAAGGGCCGCAAGGGCCGAGAGGATACCCGGCCAGCGTGAACGGCGTGACGCCGGACAACAACGGAAACATCACCCTGTCGGCAACCAATGTGGGCGCGGCAGAAGCATACCACACCCACTTGGGGGATGCAATTTCGCCGAAGGCCATTGAGCTGTTTCCCGGTGCGTCCGCCGGCAACGGCGGATATATCGACTTCCATTACAACGACGACTCCACCGACTATACCAGCAGACTGATCGAAATCCCCAAGGGTGTGGTGAGGTATAACAACTACGAGCTTGTCTCCACCGCGAAAATTATTGCCGTTTGGAATGCAGCTGTTACATTTACAAATGGTATAGCCGAGTATAGCAATAGTGCTATCAAGGCTAATTGCGTATGCTTTGTACAGTTTCGTGCCGGTACTGTGGGCAGCACTTTCCAAGACACCGCATTATCTGTTAGTAACCCGACAAACGGGAAATTAACTATTGTTGCGAAAAACGGTGCAACATTTAGCACACATCTTAATATCTTAATCCTCGATTTGTAAGGAGGTTCAGCAATCGTGGAAATGTTTATTCAGACCGAGAAGAACCCTGACGGTAGCCACGCTTTCCAGCGTGGCGGCGATTTGCAGAAGGGCTGGGCATTCTGGAATACAGACCAAGTACCCATGCCTGAAAAGTTCCCCTGGGTGGAAATCGAGACACAGGAAGTCTCCCACGAAGCCGTCATGAACGGGGAGAAGGTGCTGATCCCGGCGTTTACCCGGCTGGAGGTTGTGTCAGCGGAGAACGGCGAAGAGATCAAAGTGGAGACGGCGGCGTCTCCGACCCAGCTGGACCGCATCGAAGCACAGGTCACATACACAGCGATGATGACCGATACCATGATGGAGGGATAAACCATGAAAGAGGAGATCAAAGCGTGGTACAAATTCGGTCTGTGGACGAAGGAGATGGTCCGCAACGCCGTGGTTAAGGGAAAGCTGACGGAGGATGAGTACCGGGAGATCGTGGGGGAGGCATAACCCATGACCATCATCTACATCATCCTCGGCGTGTGCGTCGGCTTCTGCGCCGCGGCGCTTCTGAAAAGCGGAAGATAAACGGAAAGGGCATAGACCCGGAAAGGACGAACAACTATGAAAGAGAACATCAATCCCATCATTGCCGTGCTGGCCGCCGCGCTGGGCGTGGCCTCCAGCTACCTGGTACAGCTGATCGTGCCGCTGATCGTGCTGGTGATCGCCATGCTGGCGGATTACGGCACGGGCATGGCCAAGGCGTGGAACGCCGGGACGCTGTGCAGCCGGACGGGCATCAGGGGTATCCTGAAGAAGGTAGGCTACCTGGTCATCGTGGCGGTGGCGATGGGCGCGGACTACCTGCTGCGCTACGGCCTGGATCAGGTGGGCGTGCACATCAATATTGAGTTCCTCATAGCGGCTATTGTCATTGTGTGGCTGATCATTAACGAGCTGATCTCCATCCTGGAGAACGTGGCGGCCATCGGCGCACCCGTGCCGGAGTTCCTGCTTAAATTAATCGAAAAACTGAAAACCGTGACGGAGAAACAGGCGGAGACCGTGCCGGTGGAGGCGGAGAGCCAGCCGGAGGAGGCGGAGTAATGGCCGCCCCGAAGGTCTACCTGTCCCCGGCTATGCACAGGGCAAACCCCTGTGTATATCCCCGCCCGGACGGACAGCAGTGCTATGAGGCACTGGAGAACAATGAGTACATCGACATCCTTGAGCCCATCCTTCACCGCTGCGGCATCGAGACAAAGCGCGGTTATCGGCGCACCCCCATGAACGGCGACAACGGCAACGACATCATGAAGCAGAACGTGCGGGAGAGCGATGCGTGGGGCGCGGACGTGCATTACGTCAGCCACACTAACGGCAGCGCAGACGGCAAGGGCAACTCCCGGGGTTGCTTCCCTATGTACTACACCTATTCCAAGCACGGCAACAAACTGGGCGAGATCATGGTGAAGTACCGGAAGCAAATTTACCCGGGCACGGTAAAACTTGTGGCCAACTCCAAGTGGTATGAGCTTTACAAGCCCAAGGCGGTGAGCTACTACGAAGAGCACGTGTTCCACGACAACATGGAGGATGCCACATGGTTCCACACCCACATGAAGGAGATCGCCGAGAGCGCGGCCAAGGGGCTTTGTGAGTGGTTCGGTATTCCGTATGTGGAGGAAGACAAGCGCGGCACGTGTTGGTGGGAGACCTTCGCTAATACGCCGCAAAACGGCGCGGCATCCTCGATGTCCACTTATTACGCTGCATACAGGGCCGGAGATTTTCTGATCAACCCGTCCCTTGGCTATGTGTACGAGGTCACAAATGTCACCGTCAGCGGCAATACCAGCGGCATCCAGTATGAATACAAAGGAACGCTGAACTGGCTGGAGGGCGCAGGTGGCGCGGACAAGCCCGCAGAGTCGGCGAACCCCACACCCGGCGAGCTGCTGGTGCGGATCATGAACAGCTCTGGCGGCGTAAGCGGCACATGGGAACTGGTGAAGTAAAGCAGTAACTCTTTTGAGCGTTCAACGTTCTTAGTGTCAATGGCATCGCGGGTGAGAACACGTGGCAGAAGCTGCTGCGGGAGTGAAGAGAAAGATGCACCGTTTCGGTGCATCTTTTTTCATTTTTTGCAGAAAAGGCTTGACATACCACCCGCTGAGTGGTATTATATAGACAGATCAAAAAACAGTGCAGCCGCACAGCGGCAGAAAGGGAGAAACATCATGGCTAAGACTTTTTACAGCGTCACCTACGCAGTGTGGGGATCCAGCTTCTGCCGGGAGGCATGGTTTGACAACAAGGACGCCGCCGCCGACTTCGCGGCGCACGATTTCCGGGATGCCCCGGTCGCCCACACCTACCGCAAGGCGGACAGCATCCGCACCGCCGAGGAGCGCGTGGCCGCTACGGCAGTAGCGCTGACCCACTGATAGCGGCAACAACGCTTCTGGAGGGGTTGAGCGCATCAGCCCCAACCCATGAAAATTTTTGAACAGGAGGAACAGAACATGAACGCACAGGAACTGATTTTGCGGTACAGGATCTCCCTGAAACTCGACGAACACGGCCAGCCCACAGGAAATCTGGTTGTGTACCGCGCCGACAAAGCGGCTCTTGCCGCCATCAAAGCCGCAAAGCCGGAGATCGTGTCCATGCTGCTGGAGCAACGCGAAGCCGGTATCCGCGCAGAGCAGGAGCGACAGGAGGAAATCGCCGTCATCCCCGGACTGCGGGAGATCGAAGCTGCCCGCGCCGATCTGGTAAACTGGAAACTGGAATTTGACGCCAGCTTTGACAGCGAGAACGGCGGCGGCGTGGGCGTCCGTCCCAAGCCGAAGTATGACATGGATGTCATGTACGCCCAGTACCCCCGCGCCAAGGCGTATCTGGACGCTGCAGATTTCGCGGCGTCCGAAAACGACGCAAAATCCGCAGCCGGCATGATGGCGCTGGAGGCCATCATCAACGGCGACAACCACGAGCAGGCCATCGCCGCCATGAACAGCGCGTGGGCGGCACACTGCGGACGGAATATTTGGGACTAAGGGGGGCTATGTCATGGCAAACATGGAGATCAACACCCACGGCAGAAAAATCAACATGGAGGATTTGGCCGAAGCGTCCGAATACACCAGGGGCCTCGGCTCCCGCACGGGGGAGTACATGGAGATCTTTTACGACAAGTCCACCGGCGAGGTATGGGGAAAGTATCACTGGGACCGCGAGGAATGGACGGTCTACCACGATGATGATGTTATCAAGGTCGGCATCACCAATCGCTTCGCGTCTAAACAGCGTATCGCTGACATGATTGCCAGAACCTTGACTGAGGACGAAATCTGTGAGCGAGAGAACGCCGCATATTTGGCTGGCGGCTCGCAATTATGA